AATCCCTCAGTGCTTTACGTTGACACGGAGATGGAGAAACTGAACTCGGCCAAAGTGCTCAGGCGAGTGCATTGGCTGTGCGGCTGGGACATGAGAGAACCACACGACAACTTTCACGTCCTCTGGATGCGTGAGGTGCAGAAAGACGAAGAAACAAAGGAGGAGGCATACAAGAAACGCTACCGGCTCATCTGCTACGCCATTGAGGTGCTGAAACCCGATGCCGTCTTCATTGATGGTGTGCGCGACATCATCGGAGACTTCAACGACAACAAGGAGAGTGCCGAATTGGTGCAAAGCCTTATGTCGATGGCCTCACAGAAAGGCATCTGCATCTGGCTCGCCTTGCACATGAATCCACGACCGGGGAATGACGATGAGAGCAAGATGCGCGGCCACCTCGGCACCGAACTTGGCAACAAGGTTACAGACACGCTGGTGAGTGTGAAGAAGAAAGATGCCACAGGGGTGACATTCACCGTCCGTCAGCAAGATGCCCGTGGAAAGGATATGGAGGACTGGAAGTTCGAGGTGACAGATGATGCTGGTAGCCTCGGCATTCCACGGCTGATAAACATAGGCGCACCAGTCACGAATGAAGAACAACGGCAACGGAATGAGGCAGACGATTATTTCAAACTCTTCGCCTGGACAAACATCGGTGCCACTTACACCGAACTTGAACGATTCCTGCGGAGCAAAGGAGTGACCAGCAACCGAAAGATTTCACAACTCTTTGATGTGGCTATGGAGGCTGGCATCATCTACAAGAACGACAAAAAGAAGTATTACTACAAAGGACAAGGAAAAGAAGTGCCCGACGATAAGATAGAGAGCATACCATTCGACGCTCCAGATGGCCGTCCTGTTCCGTTCTGATTTTTTAGATTTTTTGATGAGTTCTCCCCGTCAGTCCGTAACCCCCACCCCCCAGTACCCCCCTATAAGGGGGTACATGGGGGTGGAGGGTGACAGACATGCGGGCGACGCGCGTACATGCGCATGCGTTAGGCATTCAGTATTATTTTTTTTTAACATCATGGCTAAAATCGACAACGACATCATTCAGCGGGTTCTCGACAGAGCCGACATCGTTGAGGTCATCAGCGACTTCGTGCCACTGAAGAAGAAGGGGGCAAGGTACATCGGACTATGCCCATTCCACGATGATAAGCATGCCACAAACTTCTCTGTCTATCCAGCCAAACAGTGCTATACATGCTTTGCGTGTGAGGCGAAAGGCGATGTGGTGAAGTTCTTGATGGAGCATGAGAAGATAACCTTTCCAGATGCTATCAGATGGCTGGGCAAGAAGTACGGGATCATCGTGGACGACGTGCCGCTGAACTACACACCGCCACCTTCACGACCCAAGCCAGAGCCGCTGCCTATGCTGGAACTGCCTATGTCGATGGTCACGACGAAAGAACAACTGGAGGATGACCTGCTTGTGAGGTGGATCAAGACGGGCATCCGCTGGGATGGAGTGCAACGAAAGAGAATAGAGCAGGTGCTGAAAGATTATCACGTCGGACACTCCAAGCAGGGCATGACGATGTGGTGGCAGATAGATGACCAAGGTATTGTGCGAACAGGGAAGATGATGCGCTACCGTACCGACGGCCACCGTGACAAGAGTGAAGGTTACAACTTCGACTGGGTGCATTCGGCACTCTATCGGAGTCACAAGTACGATGAGACGAAGGTGGAAGCCCACCCCACTCTCTTTGGACTTCACCTCCTCAACCGCTATTCCACCGCCACGGTGTGCATCGTCGAGAGCGAGAAGACAGCCTTGCTCATGGCCATCGCCTACGGCAACCATGCCGCACAGGTGTGGATGGCATGTGGCGGCTTGAACATGCTCAATCGTGAGCGTCTTGCACCCATCATCAAGCAGCACCGAAACATCATCCTTTACCCAGACAGGGACGGGGTGGCAAAATGGCGGCTGAAGGCAGAGCAACTACGCTACGACCGCATCATGGTGGATGCCGACCCCGTCACCACATGGTGGCTGCCAGAGGACGGGGAGAAGGCAGACATTGCCGACGTGGTGGTGAGGAGTCTGAACGGAAGCACATTCACCCCCACTTCAGTAAGTGACCTAAAACAGAATTGACCTATGGAAGAGAAATATAAAGGGCTTGGCACCAAGGTGTCGCCCGAATTTCACAAACTTTTTCGGCGAATTTGCCACAAGAAAAGGCTGAAGACATACGAGGCCATTCAGATGATGGCGGAGGCGTTCGTCCGCTACACCGACGACCAACACAACCTTTCCGAGGAAATGGAGCGGTTGATGATGCTGTTTGAGCACATGCAAGGATGGCGCAACGCTTTCAACCTCGCCGATGCCACCCCAGAAAAGGACATCACCGAAGCCATTTACCTACTGACCGCCAAGGGGAAGAAGGGGGCAAGGGCTGTCATGGTGCATCGACCCTACATGGGCGACTGGACGGAGACGGTGAATGTGCAAGCCATCCTGGAGCGAGTCATTGAGGTGCTGATGCCAGAGCGTTACAGACGATTGAGGGCATTGGCTATTGACATGGAGTGTAACAGCATCATGGAATTGCTGGATTCGCTAATTACGCGGCACAGCCACGAGGCAGACGAAAAGGAGTTCCGCAAAGACTTTGAGGACTGCCGACGTGGTGACTTTGGGCAAGAGCCGAAAGAAGATGGGCCATATCGCCGACACCCACACAAAAGTGTCGATATGTATGAGCGACAGACCGTCATCCAGTTCGGTGAGGAAGACAAAGAAATCGCCGAGGCCGAGGTGAAAGAATCAATATCGCATGACCCAGACGCTGAAAGAAAATGGCTGGAGGATAATATGGACTTTAAGCCGTTCGGCCATGAGTGGTAACATTGCCAAAGAAAAGCAACGCATCGCAGACCTCCTGGAGTCGTTGGACTTGTATCTCGAATGGCTTTACATCTTTGACCGTCTGTGTCTCAAATTGAAAAAAAAGAACGGCAAAGAGGTGTGGAGCCTGAGAGCGATAGATATTGATTATTTGAGAACGGAATTATTACATTTTTTGGAAGATGAAAAAAGAAAAGAAGATACATCTTCGACCCATACTTGACGTGTGTACAAAGTTCAGCATTGACGATTTTAGCAATATCGACAAGTTGAATGCCGCCAGCGAAAAGGTGTTCTCTGTCTATCATAAGCAACTGGAAGATTTTAAGTTGTTGCCATTCTCCGAGGCAGAACGAGACTTAATGAAGAAGGCGTTTCGTGTTGGATTCATAAGCGGAGTGAACGCTGGAACCCTCTCACTGACTGCGGCAGTCAACCAACACGAGGAGCAAATGCGAATGTTGTCAAAACCTACAAAAGGAGGATGCTGACCTATGGACATCAAAGTGATATGGCCAAATGGCGAAGAGGAACGGGCACTCGCACTCAAGGCGACCACAGGCATGGGTATCGGCGACTTGGTGAGCAAGGTGATGGTGGAGCGTGACGGCGAACCAGTCTTCATCCCCTGCCATCAGGCGAAAGAAATATGGATAGAAAGTTTTGGTGAGCGAGTGATAGTGAGGGAAGCAGCACCCGTGACCGTCAACATGTTGCAAAGATAAACATCCGTGAAAGATGTGGTGAGTGGCAAAGCGGAAAGTACGCTTGGCGGTTCGGACAGACGAACATTTTATAAAAACAAAAAAGAAAAAAAAGATGGAACAGGCAATAAATAAGAACGGGGTAAAAATAAAAAAGTGTTGCGCATCCTGCGAACACAAAGACTTCGACAAAGGAGGCAACAGATTATGTATGCGTGGCAATGGCCATGTCCTCAAAGATGAGGTATGTCCGCTATGGCATATAAGCGAAAAAATGGATGGCATCAAAAAATCCGTCGAAGAAGGTAAAGTAAAGAGACCAGAATGGCTTCAGTATTTGCTCTACCAAGTTGATTGTGCCGCTAAGATAGCGGAAGCCGCTGGAAAGAGATTCCAAGGAATCAGCGAGGAGAAGAAAGAAGCAATGAAAAGGAGTTGGGAATCGAAGCATGGAGATGTTTACTTATGAAGAAACTACCGACATCATGGCGATGCCGCAACCCGAAGCAGCAGAAGGACAAGGCGGAGATATACAACAGCCGCGAGTGGCGGGAGTTGCGCATCCTGAAGCTGAGAACCAACCCGCTGTGCGAGGTGTGCGAGCGTGAGGGTATCGTGACCAGTGCCCACGCGGTACATCACCGCCACCCTATCGAGGACTCGACATCGAAGGCAGAGATGCGCAAGTGGGCATTCATGTGGGACAACCTTGTGAGCGTCTGCGATGCCTGTCATGCGAAGATACACAAGGAAGAGCGGAGCCACACCAAGGAGGCAGTGAAAGCCAGGGCCGAGCAGAGGCACGAGCGATGGAAGGACAACATCATGAGTAAATTCGTAAAACAAGAAGACAATGAAGGAATACAACATCAACAAACTGACATCGTTCCTCCACAGGGTGAACGATAGATTGGAGAAGTATGTGACCGCCATCCGTGCGGACATCGAGCAGAACGTGGTAACATGGCCTGAGTGCGAGCAGTTGGCAGAGGCGGCTAACCTTGCCGAGTGGGTAGGTCATCAGGTACACCAACTCGAAGGCATAGCCAAGGAGCAACGCTTCAACCTTGGTTACCTCTACAGATGCAAGCAGAGCGACCCGCTGGAGGTCATCAAGCAGGGTAAGCTCTACCGACTGCGAGAGTGGCACGACACCTACATCGTATGCGGGGAAGGCTTCGCCATCAGCAAGCACATCATCAATGAATACTTCGAGCGAGTGACCGAACCCGAAGACACCCCGACCGACTGAAACTCCGGGCTATCCGTTTTTATTACAAAGGCAAAATATTCCGAAAT